TTTACCTTTTTACGGTTGCTAACAGCACCGTCTCACCGCTATATGCGTAGTGGAATTGTAGGCGATCTGCCTATGATAATTAGTGGAATCTAATTAATAGAGAATACCAATCTTGGCATTCCCTTAAAGGCATTGATTAATGCCGGATCATCTTTATTGATGTATAAACCCCATAAACGGTTATTAAACTCATTTGCTAATTTAGCTATTGAGCGAAATCTGAAGTTTTCAGGTTCAACTGGAGTAATGTCACTCTTCAGTATAGCGATTACCTTATTGGTACGAGCTCTAATGTTCTTACATTGTAAGGTCATATAAGGAGAAATTGTTAACATCTCCCATTGCTTCAGGAACGCATCCTGTCGCGCTAAATGATTAATTAAATAATCTATACTAATGAGATTTAACTCATTTTTAATATACGAGTGTTTCTCGCTCCATGACTTTTCAGCTAAAAAGTCAGGTAAGATCGTACTTAGATCTTTAATCTCGCGTACATTTACGCTTGACATAACAGCCCCGATAAGCTCAGGGTCATTCTCCCAAGGTACTCCCTTAGGATTTGCTCGGTAGATTCCTTGCAATAATAAGTAATATTTTAAGAATTTACTTAAGGGAAGATTTAACATCCCTTCAAAGTACTTATGTACTTCTTGGTAACGAGGATTTTCGTACCTTAATTGGGTTCCTATGCCCAATTCCATTCCTCCGAGTGGTCGGGGTAATGAAGCTAACAGTCCGCTTAGCTTCTTCGCATCTTTGTAATTAGATGCCCAGAGAAAGACAGGTGCTCTTTTTCTCACAAATGCTATTGGATGCCAAGCTAATTGCTTGCCAAGCATCACTGCATGACCAAAGAACGGCGAATCGCCATTACTTTTAACTTTGGATTGTCCACAAAGTAAACTTCCTGTGATAATATCAAGGAATACGATGTCTCCGAAAACGGAGCCAACCATGTCTTTCATGTCTTGAAAAGACTCAATATCTTTTACTCTTGCAGAGTATTTTTCACAGAACATATTACTGTCTGTAGAAATTGAATTCAATTTAGAAAACTTAGCATTAAGTTTTGTTGCCTGTTCGATGAACTGGTCTGCGTAGAGCTTTCCAGCTCTTAATACAAGGAGATCGTCTCCTACACTCTGTCCAAGCGGACGAGTTCTAGCTTTGGATTTAACCATCGCATAATTGGCTAGTCCTAGTTGGAACATAGTCAGATGGGCAAAGGACATGCCGTCTCCCATAAAACTCCCACATGTTGTGGTTAACTTATTATGTTCTTGATTGGGAACATATCCTTTCTTAACCAATTCGGTTAAGTCAATTTCTCTTTCAAACGAAGAGAATAGACTCCTAAAAACTTTCCAAGGAGTGAAATCACTAAGAATCAAATCGATTACTTCACAATGTGATTGTAAGACTTCGAATGGAAGTCGATAAGTAGCCTCTTCGAGGTCTACAGAGAAATCTGCAGATTGCAGATCTTCATTAATCTCTTCAACTGAGAGATCGCGGGTACTTACCCAATATTCATAGGTTTCTATGTCTACCATTTTTCCTTTTGCGTACTGCTAAAAGCGCTTGTTGTCTAATTG